GGAAATCATCCTCCCGCGCCCGCCGATGCAGAACGCCGCGGTGACGGTCGTGTACCGGGACGAGGGCGGCAACAACCAGACCATCACCAGCGGCTCCGGCGCGTTCCAGATGGACTTCTACGCCACGCCGGGGCGCGTTTTCCCGGTCTACGGCGCGGCGTGGCCGGCTGTCCGCGGCGACGAAAACAGCGTCACCGTCCGCTGGTCGGCCGGCTACGGGGCGTCTGGGTCCAGCGTGCCGGGGATCCTCAAGCATCTGATTCTGCTGCTCGTCGCCCACTGGTACGAAGCCCGTCAGCCGGTGGCCGCAGGCGGCCAGATGCCCATCCCGAACACCTTTGACACCCTGCTGGCGGCGTCCGGCTGGGGCGGATACCGATGACACTGACGGCGCAAGTCACCGGCAGCATCGCGGCTCGGATCGACGAGTCCCGCGGACTGACGAGCGCCGTGTCGGAGTATCCACTGTCGTTTTTCTTCGACGTTGGAGACTGCACGAAGGTCTGGAGCGATAGGCGGCAGTTCTCCGGAGGCTACGACGAAGTCGATTTCGCCCAAATTGGCCTCGGCACGGTCAAACTCCTGTGCATCAAGAACCTGTCGGCCACGAACCAGATCGCGCTGTCGGCCGGCTGGACCGGGGCGCAGTTCAGCGTGTTTCGCCAAGACAGCACTTCATGGAACTTCTCGCCGATGATCAACCTCGGCTCGCTCACGCTCCGCGGCTACCCGATCCGCGAGGGCGGGGCGTTCCTCCTGTCCTGCCCGAACTCGTCCGGCTTCGGGGCGACGGCCGGCGGGAGCATCCTTCGCATCGGCGGCACCAGCGGACAGCAGTACGAAATCTACGTTATGGGGACTTGAACCATGGCTTTTAACGCCCAGATCTCGCTTTCCCTTGTCGCCCACGAATCGTCGGCTGGCGACCTGTCCCGCACACTGCGAGTGACGCCGGCGAACTACGCCGCCTCCATGACAGAAGGCACCGCGGCCAATCAGGCGCAGGTGGCGTGGAGCGACGCGCGGACGATTGCCGGAGCGTCCGAGACGCTAAACCTGTCAGCCCTGCCGGACACACGCGACGGGGCGGCCGCCACCGTCTCCCTGACGGCCGTCAAGGCGTGGTTCGTTCGCAATTCGGGAACTGCGACCCTGACGCTCTCTGGCGGGCCGTTCGGCGGGCAGAGCGTGGCGGCCGGGGCCGCCGCAGCCCAGTGCGACCCGTCCGCGGCCGGCATGGCGGCGACCGGCGTGACCGTGACCGGCTCGGCCTACGAAATCGTCCTCATTGGCGAAGGGTCGGTGTCATGAACATCGGCAAAATGCGCGAGCGGGTGACGATTCAGACCCCTTCAGAGGTCCGGACGCCGGTTGGCGAAACGACGCTGACATGGGGGGCGCTGGCGACTGTGTGGGCCAGCGTGGACGGCCTTTCGACGCGGGACATCCTCCAGGCCCAGCAGGCGAACCTTGTGGCAACCCACCGGATCCGGATCCGCTACAGGGCCGATGTCACGCATACTCAGCGCATCATCTGGCGCGGCCGTACCATGGAGATAGCGAGCGTCGTCGAGCGAGACAACCGCACCGCCCTTGAGATCCTTGCCAGAGAGGTTCAGTGATGTCGCTGGCACGCGTAGACACGTTCATTCGCGTTGGCGTCACTGGCGCACAGCCGCTGATCGAAACGCTGGAGAACATCGCCGGAGCGCTCGCTGCCGGGGACGCGCTGGAGCGGATTCTGCGGCGGGCGGCGCGGCCAATCGTGAACACATACCGGGCGGCCGCCCTGCGGCACGACGCCACCGGCAACCTTGCCGCCAGCACGACAAGCAAGACGAAGACGTACCGCCCCGGCGTGTCGGTGGCGATTGCCGGCCCGCGGCACACCGGAAGCCAGGGTGCGACTGGCGATCAGCCGAGCGGGAATCACAGTTGGCTCGTCGAGTTCGGAAGCAATGGCCGGCGCAGGCCGTCAAGCCGAGGGACGCGCAAGACGTATGTCAACGTCCACCAGATGATCAACCGCCGCATGACCGCCGTCGCGCGACTTGAGGACAGCGACGACTTTGCGAAACGCGCTCGCGGGTACTACTTCCTCATGTCGTCGTGGAAGGAGCCGACGCGGCAGGCTCGGGCCGGCAAGGGCTACACGCACGACTTCCTGCCAAACGGCGGCGTGTTCACGGTCCACCCGGGCGAGGACTACGGGGCCATGCCGGGCTACCACCTCATGGAAAACACGATCAACGCCCGCAGGACCGAAGTGCAGGGCATCATCCGAAACGGCCTCATCACGGCCATCAACGACTCCATCGCAAGGGCGCTCTGATGCTCCTCCTGCCAGAAAAGCACATCTACGCGAAACTGACCTCGGACCCGGCCGTGGCCCGGCTGGTCGGCTTCCAGATCTACCCAATCGCCGTCCCCAAGGGGGCGACGATGCCGTTTGTGATCTACAAGCGGGCCAACGTCAGGCGGGAGGGGACGCTCTCCAACACCCCGCTCTTCATGCCGGAGGTCTCCCTTCAGATCGCCTCATGGGCGCTGACCTACGAGGGGGCCAAGGAATTGGCCGACTCCGTCCGGCTGGCCTTGGATGGACACACTGGCACGCTACTGGGCATTACAATACACGATATGAGGCTTGTCTCCGAGGTGGACGACTTCCTCGACCCCACGGCGGTTGGGGCGCAACTGCCGCCAGCATACGAAGTCAGGCAACTGTTTCAGGTTCGCTGGTCTGAGGCGACTGGCTAACACAATCGCGCAGGGAGGCGCACACCATGGGTACGTCGGCACAGGGACTTACGTTCACGTTTGGTGGCAGCAACGTCACCGTCACCTCCGTTCAGGTCAATGACACGCAAGATCTCCTCGACGCGACGCACCTTGGTATCGCCCCGAACGGCAAGCGCGTGTTCGTCGGCGGGTTCGCGACCAACCGTGAAGTCCAGATCGACTACATCAACACCACGATCCTGTCTGCCGGAGCGTCCGGCGCCCTGTCGATCTCCGGCCCCATGTCGTTCAGTGGCAACGCGACTGTTTCCAACGCGTCCATCGGCGGCTCGGTCGGCGACTTCATTCGGGGTTCCGCGACCTTCCGCCTCGCCTGACGGACGGAGGTCCGATGGGACTCTCCGCCCACGGGGCCACATTCACGTTCGTCGGCTCGCTCAACAACGTACAGAGGTCGTTCCAGGCCACGATTGTCGGTCTGTCTGTAGAGACGCCGACAGCCGAGATCGTGGACATGACTTCGGTTACGGATCCGCCAGGGTCGGGCGTTCTTGTGCCGACCGGCGAATGGATCGGCGGGACCGTGTCCGTCGATTACCTCGCCACGCAGGCGACTGGGGACATCCAGTTGCTCGTCAGGTCTATCGGGCCGCTGACGTTTGCGTCACCCGGCATGTCGATCACAAGGCGAGTGATTCTTGAGTCAGCAAGCATGGAGGCCCGCGTTGGAGAGTTGGTGCGCGGGTCGGCCACTTTTCGTGTCACCGACTACTATGGAACCTAAGACATGGCTCTGAGCAAGGCGAAGATTCTGGCGGCGAAGGACGTTCGGCTGAGTGACCCCCTCAAGGTCCCAGAGTGGGGCGGCGAGGTGTACGTCAAGACGCTCTCCGGACTGGAGCGCGACGCGTTTGAGGAGTCCTACGCCGAGCAGAAGATGAAGTCGTTCCGCGTCCGGTTCCTCATCCTGACGCTGTGCGACGACTCCGGCGAGCGGCTGTTCGCCGATGCCGACACGGAACTCCTCGGCAAGAAGTCCAGCGTTGTCATCAATCGCCTCTTTGAGAAGGCGTGGAGCCACAACGCCCTGACCTCGGAGGCTGTGGAAAGCCTGGGAAAAGATTCGTTGACCGCCCAGAGCGGAGGTTCTACTTCCGCCTAGCGCTGGCGCTGGGCATGACGGTGAAAAGGCTGCTGACGGAGTGCGATTCGGAGGAGTTGAGCGAGTGGTACGCGTTCGATCAGCGCTGGCCTCTGCCTGACCAATGGTGGCAGACGGCCCGGCTGTGTCGGACGATTATGGCCGCGAGCGGCAACTACAAGCGGGTGCCGGAGGAGAACATCTTCATTCCGTCGCAGGTGAAGCCTCACCAGACGGCGGAAGAGATGTTCTCCGAACTGCAGAAACTTCAAGGATGATCCATGGCGCTGCTCGGGAAAATCTCGGCCGTCCTGACTGCGAACACGCAGGACTTCACGCGCCGGATCGGCGAGTCGCGGCGTGAACTGCAGGATTTTGCCCGGCAGGCCCGCGGGGTTCAGTTCAACCTCAACACCCGCGCGCTCGACGGCACGCTGACACAACTGCAGCGGTTTCAGCGGCTGTTGCGGCAGATCGAAGACCTGCGCTCCAGAGGCATCGACGCCGGCCTGCCGGACCCGCGGAGGCTGCGCGACCAGTTCCGCGTATTTGAGGACATCGGCAAGCCGCTGACAGCCCTCAAGAACCAGATCGAGGGGTTCTCAACATCCGTTCAGGCAAGCCTGTACCCGGCTTTGTCTGGGCTGCAGAACGAATTTCAGAGGCTTTTCGCGGAGATTGATGCCGGAACTACGACCCTCGACGCTTCCGGCCAGCGAATCGACGCCCTACGGCGTGGCCTTGTTGCTCTCGGCAGGGCGACTGCCATATCCGCGGACTTCAAGAAACTGGCCGAATCGCTTGAGGCGAAGAACGCTGGTGCGGACTTCTTCAATCCGCGGGCAAAGGAGTCGCTGACAGCAGCCCTTGCTCTGCGAAAGAAGGCGGCCGAAATACCGGCCCGGCTGCGGAGCGACGTTTTCGCAGACCTCGCCGTCACCTCCGAGAGGAATGCGGCGCTGATTGAGCGGGCGGCGGCGAGGGTCGTGGCGGCGCAGGTTCGGATTGCCAGAGAGGGGGAAACCTCCGAAACGCTCACGGCGCGCGGCGTGGCCCAGCAGCGGCTCGATGCGCTGGTGCGGATCCAAGAAGCGACCAATATGTCGTTTCAGAGGGAGATTTCGTCGGCCGAAATCAAGCAGATCATCTCGCCAGACGCAGTGTCGCGCGTCGATCAACTGACAGACAAGTTTGGGGCTCTGTCTGCGAGACTTCGCGAGGGCGGCGACCAGAGGTTCGACGGGCTGATTGCCTCGGTCGGGCGGGTTATCGAGCAACTCAACCGCACAGAGGGTTCGGCAAAGAAGGCGAAACTCGCCATCGCGGCACTTGCTGGCGCGGACGCGACCAAGGCTTTCAACGCGTCTCGGTTTGATTCCGCAGACAAACTGATTCGCTCTGAATCAGAGCGCACGATCGACAAGATCAGACGTGACGCCCAAACGCAGCGTAACAACATCATCGGCGACAGGCCGCAACTTGGAAGGCGCCGCAGTGCGGCCGTCGAAGGCGTAAACCTTCAGGAAAACATCGCCCTTGCTGGCGAGGAGTTCAACCGCACCGCAGCCGAGAGAGTCGGAGACCTGTCTTCGCGGACTAAAACCCTCAAGGACGCCGGACTCGCTGCAGAACTCGACAAGATCAGAAACCTCGCAGTCGATGTCAATGGCACGCTGAAGCGAGCGTTCGACGCCAAAGATACGAAGGCCGGAGAGCAGGCGCTCGATGACTACAGAAGCAAGTTCCCTAAACTCGTTGAAGAAATCGACAAGTTTGAGAAGAAACTCAAGTCATCCGAGACGGCGAAAAAGCGGTTTGAGCAGTTTCTGACACTCTCAGGAAGCCGGAGCGACAAACTCGGCGCAGACCTTGAGCGCGCAGCCAGCGACATAACCGTTGCGAGGCAGTTTGCCGGCAACTTTGGCGCTGGAAACATCGCTGGCCGCAGGAATGTCGCCACCGAGATCGAGAAGCAGATTGGCGTGTATCAGAGACTTGCTGAACTTCAGCAGCGAATCTTTGACAAGGACTTCAAGAACGAAGGCGCCAAACTAAAGGCTATCCAGAAGGTCTCTGAGGCAGTTGTGCAGCAGAGGCAAATCCTGAAAGACACAGTCGTCAACAACAGCGGCGGGCTTGTAAACGCCCAGCAGTTCGACACTGCAGCCGACAAAGCGGCAAAGAATGCCGGGTCGTTCGGCGTGAGAGGCGCCGCCGTGGCGCAACTGGCGTTTCAGCAAGGGCTGTTCGCCATTGACGACCTAATTTCTTCAACAGGTGGACTTGAATACAAACTGCGCGCCGTCGGCAACAACATCACGCAGTTGGGGCTTTTGCTAGGGCAGTCTGGCGTGATCCCCGGCCTCACGGCAACGACAGGTTTGTTTGTCGGCCTGTCTGTCGTTCTCGGCGGGCAGGCGCTGTCCACGATTCTTCGATGGGCCACTGGAGCCGAGGAGGCAGACGCACGGGCGAAAGCGCTGAACGACTCGCTCGCGAGGCAGAAGTCGCTCGTCGAAAGCCTTGTGCAGGCGTTTGGATCGCTCGGCGATTCGATTGCCGGAAAGGGGTTTTCTTCTGCGGGCCAGTCGGCGCGGGCGTTCAGGAAAGAACTCTCTGAAATTGACAGGAAGCAAAGAGAACTCAGGGAGGAGCGAGTTTCGTTCCTCGACCCACAAGTGCAAAGCGAGCGAGCCAAGCAGGCTACGCTTAGAAAGCGCCTCGATTCCTCGCAGGACGGAGGTCAGCGCGTCGCGATTTTGAGAGAGATAGAGGAGTCTCGCAGGAAGGAGCGCGAGGCGATTCGCGCTCGTGTTGGTGCTGCCGCTCCGTCAACGGATGCCGTTAGAGCGTCTGTCGTCAACAGCATTAGGGACTCTGAGTTCGCTAGGCTCACGGAGGAAAAGGGCGGCCTGTTCCCGGTGCGCCTAGTTGACGATCAGGCCAGAAGAGAGGCGGCGGCAAGGAGAAGTCGTGCTGCAAGGGACCTGGATGCAGCCGGATCAGACCCGCTTGCTCTGTCTCGTGTTGTTGAGCAGAGAATCAAGGAGCGGACGCAAACGGCCTCTCGCGACATCGGTGCGTTGGACTTCTTCACTGGAGATGCAGTAGAGATTACGAACGCGCGCGAGGACGTTGCTGCCCTTACGACGCTCCTTGAGTCTTTGAGGCTCCCGGCAAGCCTTCAGGCAGACAAGGCAATCCAAGACATCTTCAAGTCTGCAAGCGAGGCTGCCTCCGCTATCGAAGAGTCTCAGCGACAGGTTGCCGATGCCATAAAGGCCGGAGTTCCTTCTGCAATCTCGCTTCAGGGGCTGCTTGACAGGCTGGCTGATGAGATCGACTCCGCGCAGAACGAAATTCGCTCCGCGCAGGAGGACTTCGCGAAAAGCGGCCTGACGCAGGAGGATGTCGCGCTACGCGACAGTCGAATTGAAGCAGCGAGAAAACGAATTGATCGCGGCGAGGGCAGGAGAAGGCAGGCAAGGGAGGAGGCAAACGCACTTGAGCAAAACAGCATTCTCAACCCGCAGTCTTCGCTGGATTTTCGCTTTCGCAGGATTTCCGGGGTGCTGTCGTCTGGAGGAATTGAGGACGGCATAGCAGCAAACGAACTGCGGAAGTTGGAGGCAAGAAGGGCGAGCGTTGTGTCTCAACTGGCGGCCGATCCAACAAATCCGTTTGTTCGCCGCAGATCAGAAAAGGAACTTGAGGAGATACGGAACTCGACCGCTAAAGTCGAATCGCTCGCTACGTCGGCTGCAGCCGCCGCCGCCGCCCTCGACCGCCTGAGCAACCAACTTGTCGATACCGTCGCGCAAGAAGCCCGGTCGTCGGCCGATGAGGCGCGTCTGGCTGAGGCTCGTGCCTTTGCCAGCCGCGACCTGGGCCGTCCCGGTGCTGATGTTCGTCAAGCGATGGAGCGAACAATCAGGCTGGAAGCGGAGGCCAGAGAGGCCGAGGACGATGCACAGAGATTGCGGTACGAAACCACGCAGGCGCGGCAGAAGTTTGAGAGACAAGCAGCAGCCGGAGAGATTGGCGATGACCTCAGGAGGCTGATTCGTCGGCGAGACGAGGCCCAGCGTATCCTTGACGACGAAAATGCGACCACGAAGCAGAAGCAGGACGCGGCGATGGAGCGAGACGCCGCGAACAGGGCTATCGGCCGCCGCTTTGAGGATTCACCGGAGGGACTGCGGGCCAAAGATCGAGCGGACGACGCCGCCGCCCGCGCGCAGGAATCGCGTTTGCTGGATGAGTCCATCCTACGCGGCCGAGAACTCCTCAAGACCCCGCTTGAGCGAGCAAGGGAAGAGGCCGGGCAGCGTGCTTTCGACCTCAGCAAGGAACTTGACAAGCAGGGCGCCAACCGCGCCGAAAGAGACGCCGCCTTCAGCCGCGAGGCGCTCGCCCAGGCGATGCAAGTCGCCCCGATGCTCATGGGGTTCCGCGACGAGCGAATGAACGCCCTCCTCCAGGGGCCGTCCCGCGCCGCCCTGAACGCCGCCGATGTCAACACGATGGAGGGGCAGCGGGAACTGAACCGCCTCCTCCGCGGCGACGACCCCAACAAGGACGTCAACCTCGTCGAAATGCAGAAGCAGTCGGAACTGCTTCAGGGCGTCATCGACGCCATCAAGCAGCAGGATCAAGGCGCCACCGTGGAAATCAGAGGATAGAAAACATGGCCGATATTTCTTACAGCGTCACCGTCGCGGTGAACAAGGACAACCTGAGCAACAACATCTCGGCGTCCAGCGTGACGGCGACGATGAACAACGCCGGCCTCAAGAGCGTGACCTACACGCTCACGACGAATGCCGTGTCCATCTCGACGGCGAATCTGACGGCCGTCGGGCTGGCGTTCCTGCGAAACCTTTCCACGGCCACGGCCGCAACGGCCCAGTTCGGCATCTCCGCTGGCGGGTCGTTCGGCTCGTTCTGCACCCTGCGGGCCGGCGAACCGGCGGTGTTGCGGCTTTCGGCCGGCACCGACTACGCCGCCATCGGGAACGCTGGCTCGCGGCTCCGCGTGGACATCCTTGAGGGCTGAGTCGTGCCGAAACTCATCAGCGAAGTAACGACGGGCCAGTCGAACGAACTGACCGTCCAGCAGGGGCAGGCGTCGGGGACGCGGGTCCGCGCGTGGCGTGTCATTCTGAACGCCCCTGGCGAGGCATACTCGGTCGAGGGCGCCATCGGGGTCAGGGTCGGCGACCTGTACCCCGGCGACATCACGATGACCTGCTCGTCCATCAGCGAGCGGGCCAGCGGCGACTCGCGGGTCGCTCGCGAGATCACGGCGACATACAAGACGATCGACGGACCGGAGGGGACGCAACCAGAGCCGCCGGACATTCGGCCGGCGAAGTTTTCGATTTCTTCGACGCTAATCGAAGTGCCTGCGACGAAGTGGAGAGAAATCGACGTAATCGTCCAAGGCGGATTTGGGGCGCCAGTTACCGTTCCGCTTGGCGCGGAGGCCGATCCAATCAACCCAGTTGGAGACAGGTACGAAGGAGTAACAAAGACTGTTCCGCTCATAACAATCACTATTGAGCAGTTCGACAACGCCCCGATGACTGGGCTAGAGCGATCTGGCGTCGTAAACGAGTCTGAGTTCAGTTTCCTTGGATGGACTATTTATAGATACAACTGCATGCTGCGAAGCATCAACGTAAGGCCGGTTGTTGAGAAGTTTGGCGACCTCACCTATAGGGGCTTTACTCGGACATTTGAGTTCGCCGTCAAGCCAACGACAGTATTCGCTGACGAGCCAAACGATAACCCTTTCGTCCCGGGGCTTTTAAAGCGGGTTGAAAAAGTCGGCGGCTGGATTCACGAACAGATTCTTGAGGGCTGGAACTGCAAAAACGACGGTCTTGGAACTGTAGGAAACAATGCGGTAGACGACGGCGCGCTGTCACTGAAGCACAACCTCAACGTAGTCGTGCAGCCGCTGGAACTTGCCACTGCCGCTGGCGCTAAAGTCAGAGCGAGCGTCAAAATTTCTTCGCCGAACGGAGGGTGGCTCCAGCGCCCATCCGGCGCACCTGTGGCGCTAAACTCCAATGGCACTCCTCGCGATGTCAACGTCGCAGATCCGAAGGTGCTGACGAAGAAGTACATGACTCACGAAGTGATGGACTTCGGCCGCAACTTCCAGAACCTCGGCGTCCGCATTCGGGACATCATCTGATGACTAAAGGCAACCGCCTAGGCGACAACCTGACAAACGCCCTCATTCGGGTCGTTAACAAGGTAGAAAACACGCCCGAAAAGGGCCAGTTGCTCAGTGTAACTGGTCGGTTTGAGGACATCACGAACCCCGTCACGTTCCGCATCTGCACGTTCACCGGCGCCTGGTCGAAGAACCAAGACAAGACGATCACGTTCAAGCACGGCGGCGGCGGGACGGTCGTAGCGACGAACCTGTTCGCGAACCTTTCGGCCCCGGCGTCAACGGCTCACTGCGCAATTCACGCCGAAGGCACGGCCTGGTATCTCATTTCCGCGGAGTGCGAGTGATGGTGCTAATGCCGTGCGGCAAGTGCTGCGACAAGTGCGCTTGCCAGAGTTGCATTTGCTGCGAATGCGACGGCACGATTTCTGGCGACACGGCGGCGACGCCAACCGCACGCTGGGCTCGGTTCATGTCGGGCAAACTATCGAGCAGCGCACACGACGATCTTGAGGCTGATTTTCCGTGTGCCTCTCTCGCCGCCTACGAACGGTTCGCCACGTCCGAGAGTTACGACCGGCTTGTCGCGTTGCTGCCAGACTGCCAGATCAGTCGCCGCTGGGACTCACAGAGTGAGTGCGTGGATGCACTCATCGCTTCTGAGGTGGCCGCCATCATCGCCGCCGGCGAGCCCTACACCTATGACCCGTGGTACGGCTGGTGCCGCATTCCGACAAAGGTCGGCGACTCAATCACGATTGACGCGACGTTTGGCAGCGGGGCCAAGGCAGAGATTTCCAAGCAAGACGACTGCACGATCTCTGAAATCACCGTGACAGACGGCGGGTCTGGGTACGCCCGCCTTGGCCGCATTGCACCGACGCTGACGATCTCAGGCGGCAGCGGCGCGGGGGCGACGTTCACGCCGACGCTCTTGAGTAGCGGCTCGCCTACGGTCTGGGCAATCTCCAGTGCCACGGCCAGCGGCGGCAGCGGTTACGTCGATGGAGAGAGTCTGACCATCACGGCCGCGATCGGCGACACGACAGTCACCAAGGCGGCGGCCACAGTCACGGCACGCAGTCAGCCGTCGATCACGGCCACGGCCGGCGGCAGCGGCACTGGCGCGACTCTGAGCGTATCTGTGGCCGAGACTGGTAAGACACCAAAGACCTGGAACATCTCCGCCATCTCAGTCACCGCCGGCGGGACGGGCTACAAGGCCGGCGACCCGGTGACGCTTGGTTACAGCAGCGACGTAGTGGTTTCTGGCAGCACGTCTGCCAGTGTTGTCGTCAGCGACGAACGAACGGAGCCAGAGTTCTCTGTGGACGCCAGCGGTGCAGGCGGAACCGGGGCGACGTTCTCGTTTTCCTACGCCTACGACTCGCTTTACAACGACTACGAACTGACCGCGATTACCGTGACCAACGGCGGCAGCGGCTACAGCACGGGCGGCACGGTCGTCCTCAACAAATCCGCCGACACCACGGCAACCGGCAACACGCTTGAATGGTCAGATGCCGAGGGACAATTCCCCGGGCCGATCATTTTGGAATACACCGTCTCCGGCGGCGCAATCGCTAGTGTAAGCGGGTGGGGCGTGCCGCTTGACGGGCTTTACGGCTGGAGGCTGGCCGGTGTCATCGAATCAGTGAACTACGGCCAGCAGACCGAGTACCACAACAAGATCGGCGCCGCCAGCGCCGTCACCGTCACCAACGGCGGCCAGTATTACAGAGAGGACGCCAGCGCGCCACCAGAGGTTGCCACGCTCACGATCTACGACAAGCGTGGCGCTGGTGCTGCGGCCGAGTATCAAGGCACGATTGACGAAGACACCGGAAGTCCGACGTTTGGCGAGGTGTTGTCAGTCACAAGGGACTGGACTGGATTTGGTGGGGGAGAACTCCTGCCCACTCCTACGTCGTCGCTGACGCCGGAAGAGCGGCAAAGCATGTTGACGATGTTCTGCCCCCACAGTCTGCCGACACCACCAACTGGCTTCGATGGATTCTGGGAGCCACTGACCAGCCACGAACCAGTGACGTTCGCAGATGCCGCGGAGGTCGAGGAGAAAATTGCCGAACTGTATGGAGCCGGCGGTCCGATGGACGCTGCCAAACTGTACGCAGGGTATTGTTCGGCCAGAACGCTACTGAAGAGCGACGGCACCAAGTACATGCTCGGCTGGAGTACGCCCTACCGCAAAGGCTCACCGCTGACGCCCGCCGTCGTGGCCGCCTTGTGTGCCGGCGGGCTGCCGTGGAAGTACCAGCCGGACGAGGAGTACCCGGCAGTATTTACGTCGTGGGGTACGGCCATCTTTTCCAACGACGACATCCCGCCGGTGAGGTCGATCACACTCAAGGCATCGACTGGAGATGCCGTGGTAGATGACTTTATTGAGGCGGGAACCAAGGGCGTTGACCCAGTAACCAATTATGCAAAGACAGTCACCTTCAGCGACCGTGACAACTGCGACGACAGGTACACCGGCGACGTTACGATTGGCAACACTCTAACGTCTGGCGAAAAAAGCATCACGATTGAGATCACGAAGAGTGCCGGCGGAACGCCGGTGCAAACGTGGTACGTTGGCGTGACGTTCCGGCCTTGCAGCCCGCGAGACGACATTCCGCCAACAGGCAGTGCCGGGCCGTATATTAGCGATTACGTTATCAGACGGCTTGACCACGCAACCTCGACGCTGACCGACGTTACGAACGACCTGATTGAAAACTCCTTGTCGTTCCGCCCCTACGAGAGTCAAGGGGACTGCGAAAGCCAGAACTTCCGCACCGACGCCCTTTGCGCCGGAACGCTCTGGCAGTTCTATGGAGAAGGGGACGAGGAAAGCCTCAAGTTTACCTGCTGTTGGGGTTATGCCGCAGACACAGAGTTCCCAGACGCGGAGTGACCAGTGATTTCCCGCAGCGTTCCCGTTTCCGTCCCGTTTCGCGGCACCGTGCCGGCCGACGCCGTCGCGTCTGCGGTTCGCACGCTCCTCGGGGATCGGCCAGGGAAGGGCGTAGTGCGGATCGTCGTGGAGCGTGAGGTTTCCGGCCCCGGTTCAGAACTGATGGCGATTCTGCATCGGCTCGGGTTTCGTGCCACGCCGGGGTGCAAGTGCCACCAGCGAGCGGAGACGATGGACCGCATGGGCTGCGACTGGTGCGATGCCAACGTGCCGCTGATCGTCGGCTGGCTCCGCGAGGAGGCGACAAAACGCAGCCTGCTGTTCCTCGACGCCGCTGGTGCCATGCTGGTCAGGCGGGCCATCAAGAACGCTCGGAGGCTTCACGATGGCAAAGCGTAGGCCACCGAAGGACACAACGCCCGCCCTGCACTCGTCCATGGACGACGTTGAGTACGACGACGACGACGGGCCGAATCCCGTCCCCGACGACGACGGCAACGTGGTGTTGCGGAGAACTGCGAAGCAAGAAGGAGCAGCGGAAAAGCGTGGCAAAGAACAAACCCGAAAGAAGCCTCGCCGACTCGGTTGAGGCGGCCGTGCGGAATCAGCGGCCCGGCTACAGCAGTTGGTTCGACAGGCTGTCCCCAGAGGCGCAGGCCGAATTCCTTGAGGCGCGACGCCGGTTCGACCCGGTCCGGCACCAGAAAACAGCCTACGCCCGTGCGCTGATCGCCGAGGCCAAGGCGCGCGGCTGGGCCACGGCCGGCGAATCCGTCCTCTGCACTTGGCTGGGGAAACAATGAGCAAACCACTCGCCGACGCCGCCAACGACCGCGCCGAGGACGACCAGCGGCTGGCGACGGACGCCGAGATCTCCCGGCTCCGCTCAGAAATCGCCTCGCTGAAGTCGCGGTACAAGTCCGCGCTCTCGCAGATCGACCGCGAGCGGGACCGCGCCGACGCCGTCCTGTCGCTGCGCGGCGTCCGGCCGGTGAAGCCGAAGGCTGCCCCGCGGCGCGGCCAGAAGAAAAACGCCGCCACGATGGTGCTGATGCTGTCGGACGTTCACTGCGAGGAGCGCGTCGAGCCGGCGACGGTGAATTTCACGAACGACTACTCGCTCGACGTTTGCCAGCGGCGGCTGGACGAACTGATGCAGCGGTTCTTCGTCATGCTGGATCATGAGCGGCAACTCTGCGACATCGACCGCGTCATGGTCTGGCTCGGGGGGGACTTTCTGACTGGGCATATCCACCCAGACTGCGTCGAGGTGACGCAACTCTCGCCCCCGAACGCGACCCGGTGGATCGGCGAGCGTCTGCGGGGGATCATCGACGCCATCGCCCAGCGGGCCGGGAGCGTCGTCGTGGCGACGAACGCCGGCAACCACGGCCGGAGTACCGAAAAGAACCGGGTGGCGACGGAACTCGACCATTCGTGGGAGCAGTTGCTGTACCACATGCTCCAGCGGGAGGAGAAGAACCAGAACGTCGAGTGGCGGATCAGCGGCGGCCACCTGAACTACATCGACCTCGACGGGTTTCTGGTCCGGACCTGTCATGGTCACAATATCCGGTATTCTGGTGGGGTCTACGGACTGGCCCTGCCCGCCAGCAAGGCGATCGCAGGCTGGGACGCCCATCACCGTGCCGACCTGACCATTTTCGGCCACTACCACACTTGGGGGTGGCTGCGTGGCGGCCGGTACGTCTCCAACGGGAGCGTCATCGGCCACAGCCCGTATGCCGTCGCCATCAAGGCTTCGCCGGAGCGCCCCTGCCAAGGGGCGGTGGTCATCGACCACGGCCGGAACGAGGTCACGAAAGCCTACCCACTTTTTTGTGACGGAGACTTGCGAAAACGCTATGATGGCTACCCCACAACACAACACCGCCGCCGCGTGGCTGCGGGCGGCCGCACAGGCGGCCACGCATAGCCACGATCCACATACATGGAACGGCGCGGTGCTGGTTCCAGAGGTCACTGGAGCATACGTCTGCATGGCTGTGAACGGATTCCCGGCTGGCGTGGAACGCACTCCGGAGCGGCTGGAGCGTCCGGCGAAGTATGCCTACATGGAACACGCAGAGCGCGGTGCGATCTACCGCGCAGCGAGGATCGGCACGCCGACGGCCGGGGCGACGCTCTATTGCCCGTGGTTTGCCTGCGTTGACTGCGCTCGGGCGATCATCGTGGCCGGGATCCGCGAAGTCGTCGGCCATGTTCTGCCGCGGAGCAAGACGCCCGAGCGCTGGCGGGAAAGCATCGCCACGGCCGAGGGGATGCTGCGCGAGGCCCGGGTCGGCATGCGCTGGCTCGCGGAGCCGCTGGGGGTGACGATCCGGTTCGACGGTGAGGAGATGTCGCTGTGATTGTCGGCCTCTGCGGCGCCGCCGGAAGCGGCAAAAACAGCGTGGCGGCGTGTCTCGCGGAGCGGCACGGCTTCGCCGAGATGGCATTCGCCGACCCCCTGTACGCCGCGGCGGCGGCGATCACCGGGCTGACGGTCGAGCAGTTGCAGGACCGGAGCCGCAAGGAGAAGGCCCTCGGCTGGATCAGTTGCTCGCCCCGCCGGCTGCTGCAGACCCTCGGCACGGACTGGGGGCGGAACATGATCCATCCCGAAATCTGGGTTATGGCGACAATGCAACGGGCAGATGTCGCCGCCGGCGACATCTGCATCACGGACGTTCGCTTCCCCAACGAGGCCGAGGCCATCAAGGCCCGCGGCGGGCTGGTGTGGCGGGTCGTCCGGCCGTGCGTTGGAGTCCTGTCCGGCGAGGCCGCCGCCCATGAGAGCGAGCGCGGGATCCCCGACAAGTACATCGACCGCGAGATCCTGAACAACGCGTGCCTGTTGTCGCTCGCCGGCTTGGTGGACGAGGCACTCACGGAGGCAAGGCGATGACGATTGAAGAACTCGACGACTATGTCTGGGAGCGGCTGCCGCGGGTCAGGCGGGCGATGGCCGGCCGGGCGGCCGTGTCGCGGATCGTCCGGCTGGCCGTTTCCGAGTGGCAGGCTGGGGCTGTCAGCGTAGGGTCGCTGTCGGGGGCCGTCGAGCGAAAATACGGCACGGGGATCTTCCTGTCCATCATCCTATCGGCCCTCATTTCCGAGGTCGTCAAAATCATCATTCGCTGGTGGCTGGAGCGGCGAGAAAACGGCGAATACATGGTTCGGATGGTGGCTGGACTCCACAAATGAGGGTCTCTATCGCGGTAGAATAAGGGCTGCACAAGGAGGTGCCTGTGGAACCGAAGATTCGCCGTAAGTTCAAGTCGCTGCCCGTCACGCTGTCCACGGCGACCGCGTCTGCGACCACGATCCGTTGGGACGACGTTGCCGGCGGGTGTCTGCTCATGGGGACTGCCGTCACGGCGTCCCAGTCGATCCAGTTGTGGTGCAGCGGCACGACCGACGGCTCGTTCGGCCGCCTCTACAACGCCGACGGCAGTGCCGCCGACATCACGCTCGTCCCGTCGCTGACTGAGAGCCGGACGTATGCCCTGCCGGACGCCGCCTACGGCGTCGGGGCGCTGAAGTTCGTGGCGGCCTCGACGAACTCGACTGCTGCGTCCTGCATCGTCATGCTCAAGACTTGAGGCTGCACCATGACCGACGCAGCCAAGGAAACTATTTTCCAACTGCTCCGCGAGTACGGATTCGCCACGCTGGTCGCGTGTTTTTTGGGCTACGTCGGCCGGCAGGATGTAATCCTGCCAATGGTCGAGTCGCACAAGGCATTCTTGAAAGAAATCGCCGAGACGCAGCGCGAGATCAGTCAGGCCGTTGGCGAGCAGACGCGGCTGCTGTACGCACTCCAGCCACGGTTAGCGAACGACAACAAGCCTGACTCGACGAGGAACTGACGCAATGGGCATGAGCGGACGGCTACTGAGGCCGAAAGGTTCTTCAGCGCCGGTGTTCACCGAAGCGGGCTACACCCGCCTGTGGTGCGTGACGGATAAATCCACAGGCAACGTCACCGGGACTGCGGAATCCGACACCGGATTCTACGCCGTGAAGTGGTGGGACAACACCACGACGGTGTACGAGAGTGGCGACACGTTCAGCAAGTCGGCGGGGGGGAGGAAGGCGTTTGAGATTTTCCCGTCCGATACGATGGGCGATCCAGAGGGCCAGTTCGACGGCTTCGACATTAGCGACAACGCGCTCACGCAAGTGCGTGCCGAAGATGTATCGCTGTTTGGTTCGGCTGGCTGGCCGGGCTATTGGACGCACCTGGCGGGAATGAGTTGGGTTCCGCCCACGCCCGCCGGGTACGAAGGCGGGACAATCAGCAAAAACTCGCTATCGGCCACCGCACTAGACCAGTTCTACGCCGACTTGGACGCAGGCGGTGGAAGACTGTTCGTTGATCGCAATCCCGGCATCGGCGCCGACACCCCGACGATTGCGACAACGAAGGGGTATACAGTGTTTGGGAGCGTGCCGCCGCAGACGACGGTCCTGCTGCCGTTCGACAGCAATTTCGATGACGCTACGGGGGGCGCGCCGATCCCCTCATATAGTGGCGATGTGTTCATCGACGCGTCGGTAAAGAAGTACGGGGCTGGCTCACTGCGCGCGGAAGGCGGGTTTCTGGAGTTCGCAGACAGCCCGGCGTTTGACATCAATTACCTTGAGCCGTTTACGATTGAAATGTGGCTGCGCATCAACGAACGCGGCAATGCCTACTCCACTGTGGCCACGAAGCGATTGGGCACCGACTGGCAATGGCTTGTTGGTTTCAGCAATCCCGAGACGGCGAATTTTTACTTTTCTGCAAACTCCTCTGGTGGCGCCGGCGGTGGCGGGCAAAACGAAGTATTTGACCCGACCGAAATGGACGAGGGCGTGTGGTATCACTACGCAATCGTCGGAGTCCCTGGCACCGTGAAGATGTATCGCAACGGCGCGGAGGTCGCATCCGGCCCCTTCACCTCGCAGCCTAACAACGGGCAACCTGTGACACTGGGAGCGTTGGCGGAAGGAGGCGAGCCGTTTGACGGGAACATTGATGACTTTCGCGTTGTGAAAAATGCGGCAGTATATACCGCGAACTTCACCCCCCCCACCGGCCCGCTCGGAGTGTACCCGTAATGTTTTACTACTCCACCCCCAACTACAGCGTTGCCCTCAACGCGAAGGTCGGCTCAACGGCGATGGCCCGCGCGCTCATTCGGCAGTTCTATCCGCGACTGGACTGGCTGATTCGCACTGCTGCCTTTCCGGCCGGCGTGACAGAGGCAGATCGTCCGTTCCATTGGATGTGTCCCGGCAGTCGGACGCCTGACAAACCTGTGGTCCTCCTCGTCCGTGATCCTGTGGACAGGTTCATCACAGCCTGCCAGCAAGTCGGCATCAGCACGCGAAAGGCGGATGCCGCGATTGCCTCACTGGTTGAAGACAAGCCGTTCGCGAGGTCGAAGCCCAGCGACATTACGCCCGAGCGATGGGCCGAGCAGCGAGAGCGGGCGGCCAAGCGGGTGGCGCGAATGCAACGGCGTGACAGAAAGTGGCGGCCGGATCGGCTGCGTGCCGACGCGCATTTCTTCCACCAGTACCAGTACGCAGTCGGCCCGACAACCTGTTTCCGATTCCCTCGCGACATTGCGGCGGTGGCGGCGTTCATCGGCATCGACGCCCCTCTGCCGGAACTCAACCGGGCACGGCGGGAAAAGCCGACACTGACCAAGCAGGAGGCCGATGCGGTGCGGGCGTACTACGCGGTGGACCAAGCCCTGTTCGATGCGATCGCGCAGGCTGGATACGTCTACACGCCGCCCGCGTGACGCTCTTCACCTTAGAGACAGCCGTGCGGTTCAATGAGATCGAAGTCGTCGCCATCGCTGACGCGGTGGCCCTGCTGCCGCAACCCCCCGAGCCGTGACTGCATCGGCTCACGACACCTTCGGCAGAATGTCCGGGGCGTTGGTGTCTGGCGTCACGATCCGCGGATCGAGGTATTTCCTCGTTGTCTTTGGATCGGCGTGATCCAGCAGGGCCTGGGCTGACAGCCCAGCCGCCTGCGCATAAGACGCTGTCGTCTTGCGGATTTTGTGGAATTTGCACGATCTGTTCGCCGGCAGCCCCGCCCGCTTCAGGATGATCTCAAGGCGCTTCCACAGGTAGGACTTCGCCCGCGGGAACGGAAACACAAGATCGTTTGGCTGCCTGCGGATCTCATTCAGGGCTGCCTCCGTCTCGGCGCTGATTGTCCGAAGAATGTCCCGTCGCTTGCCCTTCCTGTTCTCGGCGGAATACAGGATCGTCCTGCCGCGAATGTCCCGCCACCGCAGGGATACGATGGATCCGACCCTTTCCCCGGTGTCGTAGCACACCAGCAGCAGCGCGCGCCACCACAGGGCGGCAGGGATGTCGCCGTACTTCGTCGTCTCCTTGGCTGCGGAATCAAGGATCATTCGCACCTCGTCGGCAAACCACGCCTCCGGAACCCGTTCAGGCACCCTGACGAGGCTGATCGTCGGCCACATCTCCACCATCCGCCGGCGGGCCGCCAGTTCCCACATCGCGCGGATCTGGCTGCGGTCTTTCGCCGCCGTGGCTGGCTGCCGCTCGCGGACGCGTTTGGCGAGGAACCGCGCCACCTTGAGATCATCAAGATCGGCCAGCGTCGGTTCGTGGCCCAGCGATTTGCCGAACTCCGAAATGGTGATTTTGTAGAGCGTCTCGGTGTGCTTCCCGATCTGCTTCAGCGGAATGTAGATGTCTTGCAGAAAATCGACGAGTTTCATTGGTGGCCCCACAAACTGGCATATGCCACCTCCTTGCGGTCACAGCAAACTCCGAAGTCGTTTCGGAGTCACGACGAAAACTTTTTGAATCCGGATCTGCGGGCATTCGGCACGGTTGGTCACAGACCAGACGGCGCGAGCCTTTGAGGCTGCGCCGGCGGCAGTCTTTGCGCACACCACAATTTCATCTGTGTCCTCCACAGTCCCTTCAACCCAATCAATCAGCACTCTCCATCGCCTCATCTGGCACCCCTCCTTGGCTGCCTGTAGAGTGTTGCCGCCTCCACTCTAATTGTCAAGGACGGGGTGAAACACCCACAATACCGCCATGGAAAACGAGGCGATCGGCGCGTGGGAAGCCGCTGGACTCATGGGAGTCCACTTCTCACGCCCGAAGAAGATGGTTGACGCAGGAACTATCTCGGGGAGGGCGCTGTTCTCCAACGAAGGACGAGATTTCCTTGTGTATTCGCTCGCGGACTGCAACCAGAACTTCCGCGACTACCTAGAGAACCGCACCGGCAGCAAGCGGGGTCGGACAGCCGTCAACGACAGGCCGAGGATGCTCCGGCTGCTGGCCGCCAAAGGCCGGCCGAAGATCGCCTACGAGGACGCCATCGGGGCCTACGAGGCCGCCAAGATACTAGGTGTCTACTGGACGTTCATGGCGCGGCTGGCGAAAAACGGACACATCGTCGGCAGAATCCTGCACTCCGGCAGGTCCGACAGGTCGCGGCTCTGGATCTTCTCGCGGAAATCCTGCGAGGCGCGGGCCGTCGAAATCGCGAAACTTGAGAAAGCCGGCAAGAAGATTGGCCGCCCGCGGAGTTATGTTGACAGGTAGCCAAGCGCCGCTATCCTCCATCGGCCAAGGAGGACGCCATGCTCTGGCAGCATCAGCAGGAAGCGATTTCGTGGGCAATCGGACGACTCTGCGTCCTTTTGCACATGGGGATGGGGACCGGCAAATCCCGCGTCCTGCTTGAGATTCTGCGGGCCGAATCGCTGTCCCGCGTCTTGATCTGCTGCCCCAAGGCCGTCGTTCCGGCATGGGGTAAGCAGGGCGGCCTGTGGCTGCCCGAGTACCGGATCCTGCTGCTCACGAAGGGGTCCTCCAAGCAGAAGGAAAAACTCGTCGAGGCCGCCATGGCCGACAATTCGCCGCTCATCGTGGTCACGAACTACGAGTCGGCGTGGCGGATCCCGCTTCTGGAAAAGACCCAGTGGGACGCCATCTGCTACGACGAGTGCCACAAACTCAAGGCTCCGAGCGGCACGACGAGCCGCTGGGCCGCCCGCATGGGCAAAAAGAACCCCACGGCCAAGCGCATCGGCCTGTCCGGCACGCTGCTGGCGCACTCGCCGCTCGATGCCTACGGCGTCTACAGGGCCGTCGAGTCGCCGGAGTGCCAGACGTTCGGGCAGTCATTCACGGCGTTTCGGTCACGCTATGCCGTGACGCGGCCGGGCTATCCCGGCTGGGTCGTCGGCTACCGAAATACCGACGAGTTCGGCACGAAGATTGCACAAACGACGTTTCATCGACGGTCGGAAGACGTTTTGGATCTGCCTGACATCATGCACGAACAGGTGGACGTTGAGTTGTCGGACAAGGAGGCGGCCCTGTACCGTGCGCTGGATCGCGATTTCTGCGCGACGGTCGGCGGCCGCGAGGTCACGCCGGCCAATGTCCTCGTCCACCTCATCCGGCTGCTTGAGGTCTGCGGGGGCAGTATTCATGCCGACGGCTCCAAGCAGGCAATCACAATCGACGAGACTCCGAGCAAGGCGGCCGCGCTGTCTGATATTCTGGACTGTCTGGCTCACACAGAGCCGCTTGTCGTGTTTCATCGCTACAAAGCCGACGGCGAGGCCGCCGCCGCGGCCTGCATCAAGGCTGGCAGGTCTGTCAGCGTCCTGAACGGAGAACGCAACGAACTCGCCGACTGGCAGGCCGGGAGGACGACCGTGCTGATTGCGAACCAAGCCAGCGGCGGCGTCGGGATCGACCTGACGCGGGCGGCCTACGGCGTGTTCTACAGCCTCGGTCACAGTCTGAGCGACTACCTGCAGGCGATCGCCCGGCTGCACCGCCCCGGGCAGGCCAAGAAAACGCATTTTTACAGTCTGGTGGCTACGGTAGACGGCAACCAGACGGTGGACGGAGCGGTCTACAAGGCTTTGGAAAGCAGACAGGAGGTCATTGATGCAATCATTACAGGCTACAGAGACTCACAACGGGCTCTCGGGGCTGCTTGAGGAAATCACCCGGCTCGACCGCGAGATTGGCACGCTATCTGCACAACTCGACGACATGAAGAAGCGTCGGGCCAATTTGGAGCAGATCGCCGTGGAGGACATGACGGTGCAACGGCTCGACGGAGTTCGGGTCGCAGGGAGGAGTTGGCGGGTGGAGGAGTCCCTCCATCTGTCGGTGCCGAGGGATCGGCGCGACGCGGTGCTGGAAGCAGCGCGGGCCGTCGGGATCGAGGATGCGATCACGACGGTCGCCACCACGACGCTGAAGTCGTGGCTTGTCGAGCGAGCGAAGGAGGCCGGCAGGGAAGCCGGCTCCCCGTTCGCGTCGGGTACGCCGTTCGACGGTCTGGTCGGCGAGTACACGGAGATGAAGTTGCGTCATGTCACGGTTGGCTGACGCTGGTTCGGTGAATGAGGCTACAGGAGGCCACACATGGCTACCGCAGATTTGTCAGTGAAGACGGTCGATTATCCGGCACTGTCGCCGGATTCGCGGCAGATGCAGATCATCGCCGCCAATCTGGAAGGCGAGCCGATGCAGGAGACGGACCTCGTCCGCGTCAAGACGCCCCTCGGCGGGGCGACCCAGTGGACGATCGACGTTGACGGCAACATGACGACGACGGACGAGATCGTCGGGCTGCTCGTCGGAATCGGGAAGCGTGGGGTCCTGTGGCCCGAGGAGGACCCGAGCGATGCCCGGCCGGTCATCGTGACCAACGACCTGCAGATCGGATACCGGGTGTCGGACGACATCGGGACTTCGATCAAGCCGGAGTCGCTGGAGAAGTACCGGATCGGGGACCGGAAGTACGACTGGGTGTCCCTGTCCAACGGGCCGGAGTTCGGCTACGGCAGCAGCCGCGGAGGCTCCGGCAAGCGGTGCAAGGAGGCTCGCGTGCTGGCGATCCTGCGTCAGGGCGAGACTTGGCCGATTCTGGTGACGGTGGGTCCCGGCAGCCTGCGGAACATCATTCCGTTTCTCCGGCGGCTGCCAGTGTTCCCGCATGAGGCTGTGATCGGCCTCAAGTTGGTGAAGGCGAAGGGGCGCGGCGGCCAGCCGTACTCCCAGATCGTTCCGCGTCTGGCCGGCACGATCACGCCCGAGCAGGGTGAGGTCGCGCGGCGGGTCTACGCGGATCCGATCAACGCGATGTTCACCGCGCCGCCGATCGCGTCGGCCGTGGGGTCCGACGACCTCAGCGACGAGTAGACCAGTTGGCTGGACCGGCGGCCCGAACCCACGGCTTCGTGGGCCGGTCGCCCAGCCAGAGGTGGCGTCGTAACACTGGAAGTTATCTGGCTGCAGGGCGTCATTCTCCCGTCACTGCAGCGGATGGCACTCGGCGCCGCCTGGGGGTTCGCCCCCGGGCGGCGCCTCTTTCTCGCACGGAGGCACGATCGTGGAAGACTTCTTCAAAGCGGCTGCTTCGTATGCAGCCATCGGCTGGCGCTGCCTGCCGATCAACGGCCTGCGGCCCGACGGCAAGACCTGCACCTGCCTGTACGGCCCCGCATGCGGCACCCCCGGCAAGCATCCTGTGCATCCCAAGTGGCAGGTCATTGCCACGACTGACGAGGACACGCTTGCGGAGTGGTTCGACGAGTCGGCGAACGTCAACATCGGCGTCGCCCTTGGGCGCGAGTCGGGCATCGTCGATATTGAGTGGGACGATGCGATCGGCAAAGAGACGGCCGAGAAGTTCGGCCTGCATCTGATCGAGACGCCGACCTACATCTCGCACCGCAGCGAACACCGGCTCTTCCGGTTCGATGATCGGCTGCCGGAGCAGGCCGTCATCAAGGTCGGCGGGCTGGAGATCCGCATTGGCGGCGGCGGCAAGGGGGCGCAGTCGGTGTTTCCTCCGTCCGTCCATGCCTCTGGCGTCCGGTATCGGTGGAAGCACGGCTACTCGCCAGACGAGGTTCAGCCGGCCGAGATCCCGCCCGAAATGATGCAGGCGATACTCAAGACGACAAGCCGCGAGGTCGCCGCCAAGCCTCCGGCCAGCGAGATCCTTCACCGGAAGGTCGATTCCGGATCCCGGCACCTGACCATGGTGCGGTACATCGCTTCCAAGTGCGTGCGGATGCTCGATCCGCACGATCCACGGGAGCAGCAGGAGACGCTGATTGAGTCCAAGGCAATAAATTTGACTCAATGCGTTCCACCGCTGCCCGACATCGAGGTGGAGAACATCTGGCGCGGTCAGATCCGATGGGCCATCAAGGTGCGGGCCGAGGGCGGCGGGCCGGAGTTCTTGAAGAGGCGACTGGAGGAGCGGATCGAGTCGGGCGGCATCGACGAGCCTGCCGAGGCCGACGAGCCAGTGGACTGCCCGTTCACGCTCAACGGCCTTGAGTTTCGGGACGGCGAGTGGTTCCCCGGCCGGTGGCGGCTCAAGGTCGT